TTTTATTCTGTATTGTTTCAGGCTTAAACCCTACAAATTTCTGAGCCATATTTTATTTCCCTATTTGCATCCACAATGATGCGGCAATGAATGTTATGATTGCTACGGTTGACATTTTAACTACGGTTGACCAAACACCTTTACGTGTATCACGCCATGCTTCTAGTAAGTTACGCATTTCTGATATATCTTTACGAGCATCATCGTCATGTAGTCCTACTTCACGCAATGCTGCTGTAGCTCCACGTTTGGCTGCTCGATCTAGCATAGCTTCTAGTTCATCTGGTGTCAAACTTTAATTTCCTTATGACATTGTTAAGTAAGTGTGAGCGTATAGATAACCTGTTCCACCATTAGTAGACCCAGTAGCCACAGTAATGTCTGATCCAGTATCCATATATCTTACAAAAATGTCAGAATGTGAGACACCAACTCCACCTGTTCCTGCAAAGTGTGCGCTTCTTGAATAGTCAGATGTTGAAGGACTAGTAGAAAGGGCAACCCCACTATAATTTGGATGTGATGTGGAAGCATTACCACCATAATAAGCTTTCGAAGCTATAGCAATAGCTGAACCTCCTGCACTTCCTGCATTTATTGTATGATTAAAGGAGTTTTCTCCATTTCCTCCACTCCAATAATTATCTCTTTCTGCTCTAATCTCAACATCATTATGTGTTACGCTTGTTGCATTAGCAATAAACCTATGTAAGACATAAGTAATAGTATTGTTTGAAGACCCTCCTCCATTTGCTATTGAGTAAGAGTTTTCATTAGTTGCGTTTACTCTTCTGTAAAGTAAACGATTTGTGTGCCAAGTTGCACCGCTAGGTTGCCATTCGTAATCAACATCTATTGCTGTACTCCAGCTTCCTGAAAATGATGGTTCATTAGATGGACTAAGTGAGGTCACACCTGTCTCCATTAAATTAGACGATAAAATTTGTAATACTAAAATGTCTCCAACAGCTACACTACTTAATGCGATTGTTCCAGAAGCATTGTCACCTGTTAAGTCAGTAGTTGCAGTTGAATCATATGCAGGAGTTATACTACTACTTCCATAGTATTGTTGTATGTTTTGGCTTGCTTGATTACTTACACCAATTAATCCACGAATATCTGAATCATTTAGTGAGCAGATTGTACCACTAGTACCACCAACCTCTACGTGTAGTTGGTTAAGCGATATAGCACCTGATGACTGTAATCCCATTTATCTTACCTTTGTCATGGGGCGTCTGTTCTAAGTGAAAGAAACATATTAGCATAAACAAACCCACCGCCATAGGACGTCCCTGCACCCCTTGCATCGTGAGTTCTATCAGTGTACGTACCTGAAGCTGGCTTATCTTCTTTCTTAGCATAGTATTGAAGACCATAAGTGTGTCCTGTTGCAGTACCTGCGTAGTTAGTTGTGGGTCTACCTGTAGCACTTCCTATAATAGCACTTACATCTCCTGCTGTATCAAAGGTCATGTCAAAAGCTGATTGCCCACCATAAGTGTTAATAGTTCTGTCACCACCTTTTACAACTAATGCAATTACACCTTCAACATTAGCATTGGTGTGCTGAGTAGTATTAGCAACCTGCATAGTTTGACTGCCAGAAACAACTTGTCCATTTGTTCTGCCAATACTACTACTATATTCACCTAAAGCATTTCTTCCACCTTGTTTATAGGTTACAAGACCAACATGTTGAACAGCTTCTGTTGAATATTTGATCATAACAAGTTGTGCATTTTTTGTTGGAGTTTCCGTATCGTTTGGATTCCAAGTAAAACTATTTGCAGTATTAGGTCCACAAACTATTGTTTGTACACTTAATAGCCAAAATTCTTTATGAGGAAACCACATTGAATAAGGGTCAACCATTCGTAGGCTATGTCTTGTATTGTTTACACCTGTGCCTTGACCTGGATTAGTAATCATAGGATAAGCACTGTAGTAAGGATCATTATGATGTTGAGATGAAGACTTGCCTGATGCATTATAGTTAAGTATTATGATAACGTCATGGTCACTAACACCACCAGTAAATGAAAGTGTCTGAGAAGAATTGCTACTAATATTGTCTGCAGTTATTACTTCATCAAAAGAAATTGATTCTGAAGATTGTCCAAAATACTGGTTTATATTCTGTGAGCCAGCAGAAGAAACACCTATAATATCACGGATATCAGCGTCATTTAAGGAACACATAGTACCACTAGTGCCTCCTGCTTCTATATGCAGTTGGTTAAGAGACAGAGAGTTTCCTGATGCAGGTAGAGCCACTATGCACTTCCGTAAGCTGTTACGTTATCTTCTACGGTTAAAGCACCTGCAGAACTTAATTTAAATCTATCAGTACCGTTGTACTTAAACTTTAAGTCTGTGCCTGATTGATATATTACCCAACCTGAACCAGCGCCAAGGTCTATATTACCTCCTACAGTTAAGTCATCTCCTACAGTCAGGTCATCTGTTACAGAAACATCTTCCGCATAAACTGTTCCACCGTAGTACCCATCTTTCCAACGTAATCCTGTTTTGCCATTATCTATCAAACCATTTACTTTTGGAAATACTGCACCAGATTCTACTTCCAACTCATTTGATGATCCTAGTTTATTAATAGTAGCACCACCACCTGCTGTACCATCGTGATTGTGTCCTGTAGAAGCATGCATTGCAGTCTCTATTGCGTTATATTCATTGTTAAACAAGTCAGCATCAATAGGTTGACCGTTAGCTAACGCTCCTGTAGTATCCTGTCTAGTATATCCGTTTGGCATATTACTGTTCCTTATTGCCTGTCATTTTGTTTGTATTCTAAAACACATGTATCTAATGTATAAGAGGGATTTGATGTTGCATCTGCAATACGTAAAGCTATTGTATCTCCTGATCCTGTAATATTTACAGGGTAAACTTTTTCTAAGTTTGAACTAAATACTACACCGCCTGACGCATTAAATAAAGCACCACCACCAAAGAGTGCCACAGAGGGAGAGGTTGCTGTTTTTATCTCTATTGTATCTGGTTGTCTAATGTCGTTTCTTAATAAAGATTCAAAGTCATATTTAACTGAAAAGTCTAGATCAATATTACCTTCTGGGTCTATAAATAAAACAGCTTTATAAAAAGTCTTTCTAATTTGTGGGTCATTTATAGGCATGAATGCAGATTGAAAAATAGCTTCAATGTTTGTGCCATCGAAAGTAGTACCTGAATTTAGTATGTATGCGTACCCGTTATTGTTTGAAAAGGCTACTGTTTCTGTGGCATTAGTTATATTATATGCACTGTCTACAACACTAGCTTTTATTCCTTTTGTAGTAGACCACTCAATGCCATCTGATCCTTGTGCTGACATTTTAGTAGCTATCAAACCATCAGAAGCAGATTCTGCTCTACTTGTTAAGTAAGAGAAAACTCTATATTGAGACTTTTCCCTGATTACAGTAGAGCAGTATGCAGTAGAGTTACTTAAAAAATTAGAAGCGTCTTCTTTTATTTTATCAGAGGCAACATCCAAAGCAAAGTCACCTATACGATCCGTAGCAGATAATAGTCTTAGCCCATCAGGGGCAAGATACATTATGTCTCCACCAATCTCTTGAACTGTATCCCCATTTATACAACCTATATTTTCTGTTATAGGCTGTAGTCTAAAGTCTGCAGTAGAGCTACCTGTTAATCTGCTTACTGTGTCTGTTGTAAAAATAATTAGTTGTTCACGGAAGACAACTATACCTGTAATATTATGTGCTAGGTTTATACTACCTGCGCCATCTGCTACTGAGAAGTTATCTACAGTTGAGGGTGCTGTGAATAATAACTTATTTCCTTTAGCATAGAATGCTGTGTTCTTAAATATTACTACACGTTCTGCGCCCAAAACATCTGTATTAATGTTTGCACTTGCGGCTGTTAGGTTTGTTTGTGTATTATTTGATATATTATATATACTAGGGTAGCTTGTACCGTCAACAAAAACAACCTTATCAGTACCATCAAAATTAAAATCGGCTTGGTTTACTTTCCCACCGCCTGTATTTGTGCTAACAGCAGTAAAAATCCAATCAGTATTAGTACTATAATAATACGCAGTTTTATTTACATCTGCAGTAACAAGGTCACCAAAGGTCAGAACAGTATTATCGGATAAAGACTGAGCAGATGAAAGTGTTATACTGTTTTGATTTGTAACTGATGCTACAGTAACCGTACCCGATATGCCTGTACCTGTAACAAACATACCTGCTTTTATATTAGTATTAAAAGTAAGTACAACGTTATCAGCAATAGTTACTGCTCTGTCTAGTACAAGGCTATTCTGATTTGTTACTGTCTTTACTACAACATCCCCAGAAATACCAGTACCAGTTACAAGCATTCCTTTAGTAATAGTTCCAGTAAAACTCACACCAGTACCAGCAATAGAAACTCCTGTTATTGGTCCTTCTGCTAAACCTGTACCTGCTATGGTAGCTGCTGTTATGCCACCTGATCCATTTACTGTAGTTATTGTAATAGTTGCATCATTAGCAGTAGTAGCACCATTTAACTGTGTACCTACTACTTTAATTGTTTGATTAGCTGCGTAACCTGAACCTGCTGCAGAGATAGCTACAGTATATGTAGTACCTGTTTTAGTAATATTAAATGTAGCACTACTACCAGAACCACTATAGCTAGACTGTGTTGGATTAGTGTATGTAGCAGCACTAGAACCAATAGAAGTAACTGTAACAGTTGCGTTGTTTGCTGAAGTAGCGCCACCTAAGTTTGCACCTACTACTGTTACCGTTTCACTAACTTTAAAGCCTGTACCTGCTGCATTTATTGCTGCTGTGTACGTGCCATTTGTATTTGTTATGTTAAATGTAGCACTTGCACCTGCGAGAGAGGAGCTACCTGTTACTGCTGTAAAAGTTCTGGCTCTATCTAAGGTTAATGCAGTACCAGAAGAAACAGCACCATTTACTATAGCTGTAGCAGTGTTTGTATCAAGGGCTACTGCAGTAGTTGATGATGTAGCACCGTTTACCGTAGACGTAGCAGTTTGTCTTTCTGTTACAGTAGCAGAGTCTACTTTACGAGCAGCAATTATCCTAGCGTTGGACACTACTTTAATGCCTAAAGTATCACCTGTTCCTGGAATTGTAAAATTTGTGAACTTAGAAAAACCTCTTATCTTTTTGTAGCCACCCTCTTTGTCTACCTCATAGTTTTGCAAAGTAGAAGCAGAACCAACAGCATTAATACCTTGCTGTAGTAAACTCATGTTAGAGATTAATCCACCTCTAAACTCTATGGGAAATGTATTCCAGCCTGTAGCCATTAGAAACTAACTCTTCTGTCTCTTATTTCTTTGTAACGATTTATGTGTAGAGTTCTTAAATGTTTTATTCCATCTTCAAATAATACCTGAGACATGTTAGCCATCTGTGCGTCATTTCTAAATTGATATGCGTAATACATAGCACCATTTATAATAACATGTCTGTATGGTTCTGGTATGGAGGGTACATCATCATGTCCTTCTAAGTCATAACCAAGTGTGTAGTATTCATAAACTAATGTGTAGGCTTCATTAGGTTCAGGTACTAATATAAACTCCCTACTAGGAGACTGTACAATTATTCTAGGAATACCTCTGTTAGATGTATCTGAGTCGTACTCTTGATCTACATATTTTTCTAGATATTCTTCATAAGTTATTTCTTTTAGGTATTCTGTTCCATTGCCAATGGTGGCATCTCTTTTTATTCTAAAAGATTGCATATTTACTTTTTTAGCATCTGAAGGATATGGTTCTCTCGATACACCTGCTACTAAAATAAGTTCATTTTCTACATGATTCCAAGACCACTCAAATTCTTCTTGTGTTATGTGTCTTATAGAAGAGTTAACGGCTTCTTTAACAAAAGTGTAGTAACCTGTAGTTGTTGCAAAGTTAGTAGTTGTTAGTTTAACTTCATTAAGTCTGCCACAAACATCATTAACTAGGCCAATAAAATCGTAAGCCATTCTTAAATACTCCTGACCCTTAAAAAGATATTTCTTTCAAAAACAGTTGAATCGGCTGTGGTAATTCTACAAGTAATCTTATATCTTGTACCATTTACCCCACCTACAAAACGAGCAGTTGCAACTGTGTTTGTATTGGTTGGTTGTATTAGAATTATCTCATTATTTGCCCCACCCAAAGAAACATTAATTGCTAATACAGTGTCATTTGCTAACCATACAACACTTGCTATTGTATCTGTTCCTAAGAAGCGTGACCAATCAACACTGAAGTCTGCAATTTCATCTGGGTCTTTATCAGGCCATTTATATGCCATAAGAAATCCTTATCTACGTGTTATGTATACCTTGTAGTCTTTATAAGGTACAATATTTACTGTTGCTGTTCTTCTAAACTCTGTATTTAGAAATATAACTTCTGGCGCTCTATATACACCATTAGGTATATCTGGATCATTACTTCTCCACCCTGCTGCGCTGGTAGCTGTTACTCCTGATACTGTAGCTGTACCTTGAGCATCTTCATCTGCAAAGTCACCAAAGGTTGCTGTAGCTGAAACTGAAGCAATAGTAAAATTAGCTTCTGCAGCAACGCCAATACCCACAGCGCCTGTTGCTACAAGTGTCGAAAGCAAGTCAGTAACATTAACACTGGCTATTGCAGTTACAGCAGAAGTACCAGCTACACCTGTTACACTTGTAGCAATAAATCCTAGACCAGCAGTAGCACCAGCAGCAGAAGTACCAACAACCCCAGTTGGAGTTACATTACCTTTAGCAATTACAGTAGCTGTTGTTATTGAGTCTTGTACAGCACTAGTAGCAGAAGTGCCTGTAAGAGCAAATGCTCTATCTCCACCAACACTCACACCCGGAGTACCAGTTGTACCTACTACACCTGTAAGTCCAACGTTTCTGTGTGGAGAAGATTCAAAATCGCCTAGAGGTAATTCTGAATGTGCTGCAAAACTTAGCATTTACAAGTGCCTTTATTAAAGTTTATTTATGATCTGCAATAGCTTTGTTAACAGCAGTCATGTCTTCAGTAGTCCAGAAAGTTTTAGCTTTCATAATCTCCAAGTGTGCTACATTAGCAGCTTTCCCCTTAGCCCATTCCTCATCTGACTCAAAGGGATCTTTTCCTGCGTTTAATGTATTAACGGAATCTCCCATTGCTTTGTAGTGCTGTGCTATTTTTTCTTTACTTGGTGTATCAGACATTTATTTATCCTTCTAGTGTTTTTATTCTGGCTTCTA